CGGGTATGACTACTGGCTGAGCATCGACACGGACATCGTGGTGGATCCGTGGACACTGTACCACCTGATCCAGGCGGACAAGGACATCGTGAGCGAGATATTCTGGACACAGGGACCGAACGGCGCCTGGTGGTGCAACGCCTGGATGGCGGACCAGTACAGCGCGCCGGACGAGGAATGGAAAAAGCCGGGACTGTACCCGGTGGGGATGACGGGAGCGCTGACGCTGGTGAGGCGCAAAGTGTTCGAGGCCGGAGTGAGCTATGAACGCATCCCGAACATCTTCCGGGCGCTGAGAGGTGAAGACCGGCACTTCAGCGTGCGGGCAGCGTGCGCGGGCTTCGGGATGTGGATTGACACCCATTGCCCGGCAAGGCACTTGTATACGCGGAAGCTATACGAGGAATACATGGCGGAGAGAAGGTGAGCAGATGTTTGCGGAAGTGAAGGACATGCTGCCGGTGAGCGGAGACGGATACGACGCGCAGATCATCCTGGAGATCGAGGCTTGCGCGCTGGACCTGACGCGGACGGCGAATATCGTGCTGCCAGGCGAAATCAGCATCACGCGGACAAAGCAGGCGGCGACGACATCGGAGCCGGAGCAGTGGGTGATCACCGACAACAGCACGGTGACGGACGCGCTGGTGATCAAAACCATCGCGACCTGGTGCAACCTGAACCTCTTCAATCCGCCGAACGCGGAATACCTGAAGGCAGCGTACGACAGCCTGAAGGGTAGGCTGCAGCTGAGCAGGCACTACAACGGATCGGTGGTGACGACGGAATGAGGATGTGGACTACGGCCACGCTGATCGGTTTCAGGCCGGACGCGCACGAGGTAGGCCAGGATCCCGTGGAGACCCGCCGGGAAGTGAAGGTGCAGGAGATGGCGCTGAGCCAGGCAGACAGGATGGAAGCCGGAGGCGAGGGCCTGCGGCCGGAGGCACGGCTGCTGATTCCGATGGACCGGGACTATGCGGGCGAGCGCGAGCTGGAATACAACGGCGAGCGCTGGCTGGTGATGGACACAGACCCGTACAAGGACTGGAACGGCGTGATCCTGCGGATCCGGAGGAAGAAGGGCAACGCCAGCAGCGTGACGCCGGCACCGACGGCAGCGACCACAACCGGGCAGGAGGTGACCGGAAATGGATGAGATCACCGGCCTGGTGCAGGCGCTGAAAAGCCTGACGCAGGGCGAGGAGCCGAACGTGAGGACGCTGCCGGTGGCGGAGGACGGATGGAACACCCGGCCGGACGTTGACAGCTACGGGATCGTGTACCCGGTGGAGTTCGAGGCGGACCAGCTGAATGGCGACAACGTGAAGCAGGCCACAGCGAACGAGGGGAGCTTCGACCTGTACAGCCGGAAAAAGGACGGGGACGGATGGATCCCGCTGATCAGGGCAGCGCTGACGGAATACTGCGAAGCGAGCTGGACCCTGAACCACCGCAGCTACGAAACGGAAACAGGGCTGTGGCACTGGGAATGGGCCTTCCAGACGGAGGAGTGACAGGCATGGCGTTCAATATGAACGTGGAGGGGATGGACGAGCTTCTCCGGAGGATGGACAAGCTCGGAGAGAAGGCGCAGGGAGTTGCGTCGGGGGCGCTCTACGAGGGCGCCGGTGTTGTGGCTGATTCGATCAGCCAGGCGGTGCACGGCATCGCCACGGAGTCGTTCCGGTACGCCACGGGCGGACGGATGCGGAAACCATCCCCGGAGGAGAAGGCGGCACTGGTACAGGCGCGGAAGGGCGTCGCGAAGTTCCGGAAGACCCGGATCAGCGTGAACACCAGCGTCGGTATGCAGAACAGCGGATACGCGAATGTGAACGGCAAAACAAAGCCGGTCCCGCTGATCGCCAACGCCATCAACAGCGGCACGAGCTTCATGCAGAAGCAGCCGTTCATGCGGAAGGCATTTTCCCAGGCAAAGGGAAGAGCAATGCAGGCCATCGAGGAAGGCCTGAGAAAAAGGCTCGATGAAATGAGCGAAATCTGAGGAGGAATGACACATGTATGCAAGCGTTGGGATGATCTATCCCGTGTGGGCGCCGCTCCAGTCGCATACACCCGGATCCATGCCGACATACGGCACGGGGCGGGTGCTGCAGGAGGCGCGGAACGCCACGGTAAACAAGGAATACGCCAACAACCCGCTGTACGGCGATGACGAGATCGTGGACGACGACAACAGCCTGACCGGGCTGGGCATCGACTTTGAATCCACGGGCCTGTCCAACGCCGACCGCGTGGCGGTGCTGGCGGAGGAAGCGAACGCGAACACGGCCACCGGCGGCCAGTGGGTGAGCGACGGCGCGACACCCTACGGCGGATTCGGCTATGTGGAGAAGATGCGCGACAAGGGCGTCGTTTATTACGACGCGTGGTTCACACTGAAGATCAAGTTCCAGGAGAACACGCGGCAGACGCAGACCCGCGAGGGCCAGATCACCTGGGGAACGCCGACACTGAACGGCCGGGCAGCTTCGCTGGATGTGGACGGCGGACCGAAGAACCGCTGGCAGCTGCACAGGCAGTTCGAGACGGCGAGCGCCGCGAAGGCCTGGCTGAACACGCTGGCGAACATCAGCGCGGTGACGACCTGAAACTGACGGGGATCCGGAAAATCCGGATCCCCGGCTTTTTGGCAGAAAGGAAGAAAAATGAAAAAGCCGATCGAGATCAAAATCGGCGGGAGGGACATCCCGCTCTACTATTCGGCATATGAGATGACCGCGATCCAGGAGGAGATCGGATGCACGGCGTACCAGCTGCGGGATGAGGTTTTCGGGATCCGGCTGGCGGACGAGGACGATCCGAAGAGCGTCGTGTTCGACGTGGCGACGGACGCGAAAAAAACGAAGAAGCTGGGCACGCTGATCCGGATCCTGGGCAACGCGGGCCTGGAGGAGCGGGGGGAAGCCCCGGACCTGACGGACAAGTGGGTGCTGAGGAACATCAAGAGCGGCATGGTGCTGGTGTACGCAGTGGTGATGTTCAACGTGATCATGGAAGGAAACCGGATGGAAGCCGGCGAGAAGGAAGAGAGCGGGCCGGTGGACGTGCTGGTGGAGGAAGCAAACGCAAAAAAACAGCCAGGGAGCTGACATACCTGCGGGTTGTCTCCTACGGGCTGATCGCAGGACTGAGAAAAGACGAAATCGACCGGATGCGGCCGGGAGAGATCCTGGACCTGTACTATTACCGGAGCAAATATGACAGAAACTTAACCGCGAGGGGGTGAGCGAATGGCCGTAAACATGAAGCTGGGCGTGGACCTGGGGAGCTTCAACAGCGGAATCAACCAGGCGAAAACGCAGCTGCGGACATTCGACGCGGCACTGAAAAACGCGGAGGCCGCATTCAAGGCGACAGGTGACGCGGAAAGCGCGATGGCCACGAAGATGACCGCGCTGAACGGCAAGTTCCAGACGCAGAAAAAGATGGTGGAAGACTACCGCAAAGTGCTGGAGGATATGGTCAAAAACGGCGTGGACCAGACGGGCGCCGCGTACCAGAAGATGCAGAAGGACATGCTGCTGGCGGAGGCAGCCATGTACGACACGCAGACGGCGATTGACGCGCTGAACGGGAGCCAGGAAAAGGCGGCCGACAGCGCGGACAAGCTGTCCACCAGCGTGAGCAGCATCGGCAAGAAGATGAGCCTGGACCAGGTGATCAGCGGGATCAACAGCATCACCGGCGGGCTGGAGAAGGCGGCCGGGGTGGCGCTCCGCCTCGGCGAGCACATCTTCGACAACATCATGACCAGCGCACAGTGGGGCGACGACATCGCCACGCAGGCGATGATGGCCCAGATGAGCGTGGAAGACTACCAGCGCGTGGTGAACGTGGCGGCCACACAGGGCGAGACCAGCGTAAACAGCCTGATCAAGAGCTGGAAAAAGCTGAAGACAAACATGACCGGCGACAGCAAGGAAGTGGCGGAGGCGCTGGACGAGCTGGGCGTGAGCATGTATGAGAACGTGGGCGGGAAGTACGGCAATGCCGGGCCGCTGCGGGACTACATGGACGTGTACTGGGAGATCGGCGAGGCGCTGCTGGCGATGGGAGAAAGCGCGGAACAGGAACGGTACGCGCAGACGCTGCTGGGCCGCAGCTGGCAGGAATCCATCCCGATGTTCCGCCTGGGGAGAGAAGAATACGAGAAGCTGATCGCGGCGCAGGACGTCGTGAGCGAGGAGAGCGTGAACAACCTGGCCGAGCTGAACGACACAGTGATCGGCCTGGAGCAGCAGTTCAACACCCTGAAGAACGAAGTGATCGCACAGTTCGCGCCGACGTTTACGGAAATGGGCGGCGTGGTGAGCGGCCTGCTGAGCGAGCTGAACGAGTACCTGAAGACGGACGACGGAAAGCAGATGCTGACGGACCTGGGCACGGCTGTAAGCGGGCTTTTTGAGGATCTGAAAGACATCGACCCGCAGGACGTCATCAGCGGGTTCACGGGCGTGTTCAACACAGTGATCGACAGCCTGAAGTGGCTGGACGCAAACAAAGACACCGTGGTGAGTGCACTGAAGTACATCCTGGAAGGCTGGGCCGTGCTGAAAGTAACCGGGACGGCGCTGCAGATTGTGGAGTTGTTCCAGGGAATCACAGGGCTGGCCGGCGGAGGCGCTGCGGCGGCAGGAGCGGCAGCAGGATCCAGCTGGGGCGTGGCGTTTGCGGAAGCGGTAGCCGCGGCGGCCCCGTGGCTGGTGGGCGCGTACGCGCTGCTGAAGCCGGGAGAGACGGCGGACGACAGCTTCTTCAACAACAAGACGGGAACGCTGACGGACGAAGGCTGGCGGCAGTTTAATGAATACGCGGCCGGAAGAATCAAGGACGAAGGCTGGGATGAAATCATCGGCATGGTGGGCAACCGATACGGCGGGCTGAGCGACATCCTGGGGAACCCGGCGGCCATCAACGCGATGGCGCGGGCGCTGTACGGCGACCACAGCTTCGTCGGCGTGGATCCGATGGCACAGCCGGAACTGTTCCGGACGCGGATCAACAACGAACTGTTCGACGCGCTGGAGGGCATGGGATACCAGCCGCGGATTGAGATTGAAGCGTCGGAAGAAGTCGCGGAAGTGCTGGAAAAAGGAACGATCGAGCTGACAGCCGGCGACTCGACCGGGCGGATCAAGACACCGAAAGGATGGGTGGAACCGGAGGTTGAGGTGGAACCGGTGCCGGATCCGAACGCGGTGGAGGAGATCAGCCGGGCCGTCGGCGTGGTGCCGATCGCGGCGCAGCTGAACCTGATCGGCGGGATTGCGGGCCTGGGCGCGGGCGCGTACATGGGAGACCTGAACAAGGCCGCGATGGCGGCGATATACAGAGGGCTGATCCCTGGGTTTGCAAATGGACTGCCTTATGTACCGCGGGACGGCATCTACATGCTGCATAAGGGTGAAACCGTCAACCCGTCGCGGGAAGTGACCAGCCGGAATTACAGCAGCAATCTCTACGTGGAAAAGATGATAATGAACAACGGAACGGACGCGCAGGGCCTGGCCGAAAGAATGGCCGCGGAGCAGCAGCGGACGATGAGCGGATTCGGGAGTTGATGATATGGGCCAGTACTATTTCATCTGGAAGGGAATGGACTGCCGGGCAAACGGCGTGCTGCTGAGCGGACCGGTGCCGATTATCCGGCCGGAGGAACGCGTGCGGCATGTAGAGATTCCGGGAGAGAGCGGAGACCTGGCGCAGCTGGAAGAGGATGAGGATGATCCGATCTATAACAGCTACATTCAGACAGTGAACATCCTGGCGCGCGGCAATTTCCACATGCGGGAGATCTATAACTGGCTGCGGGGTTCCGGATTCGTAACGTTCCACGGAGAACCGGACCGGCGGCAGCCGGCGCGGATTATCGGCGCGATTACGATGAGCAAATACAGCAAAAACAGCGAATGGTGGACAGGATCCTGCCAGATCTACTGCCAGCCGCTGAAGGAACTGCTGACAGAGCCGGCGGTGACGATCACCAGCAGCGGAAGCGACGTGATGAACGCCGGGGACGTGCCGTGCAAGCCGAAGATCATCGCGACGGCCAGCGGAACCGAAATGACCATCACGGTGGACGGAAAGACACTGACGCTGACGGAGCTGACAAGCGGGGAGGACTACATCATCGACTGCCGGATCCGCGACGTGTTCAATGATGACGAGACCGTAGTGCTGACGGCGGACAGCAGCGGAGTATTCCCGAAACTGATGCCGGGGAGCAACACCATTACGGGAACCGGGTGGAGCAAACTGGTGATTGACAGGAGGCAGAGGTTCCTATGATTTCAGTGTATGACATCGGAAACGAAGCCTTTGATAAAAACGGAGACGCGGTGCTGACGCCGCTGAGCGGATCCGTGCACAATGTGGCCGGCGGAAATTATGATCTGAAAATGGTGCATCCAATCGATCCGGAAGGAAAATGGAA